TTTTCACCTTTGAGAACAATCTTGGAGTGATCGAGAAGCGCATAGGCCGCTTTAGGGTTGCGGACTCCGGCGGCTCTCAGGCCGTCGTTAATGCGGTAGTTCCGTTCACGTTCCGCGATTGTTTGCTCGTATTGCTGTTTGGTGCTTTGAAGCTCTTTGGTGCTTGCTTCGATCTTCGCCAACAATTCTTCGTTGCCTTTTGCAAGCGGCTTCATCTTTTCGATTTCGGCGGCGGATGCTTCGTAGCGGCTTTTGAAGTCTTTCATGTCGGCGTTGATTTGGTCAAAACGATCTTTCGGGATGAATCCTTCAGCCGTTTCGATCACGACGTCCTTGTCTTTCAACAAAGCTTCGAGTTGCCCGTAAAGTTCGTCTCCGAGCAGTGTCTTGATTTCTTGATTGATGCGTTTGATTGCCATTTGGTTCGATCTCCTTTCGCTTTTGGCGAGGTTGCGTCCTCGATTTGGAGTGGAATCTATCGTTTCCCAACGCGTTTGCTATTGAAGCACCTTGCGGTGCGTTTAGCCTTGATCGATTTCGTCTTGCGTGACTTTGGTGCGCCAATCGTAGAACGCTCGGCCATTGCGCAGCGAATACGCTTGATAATTGCGTTCGGTGCGTTGCCACTCTTGACGCAGGGCGTTCGCGCCTTCCGTGTCGCCACTTTGACGCAACAAACGTTCTTCAATCTTGGTGTTGCGAATGTCGCGTTCATATTGGCGTTGCCGATTGTTGATGGCGTTCTCGCGCCGGATTGTTTCCTTGTCGTACTCTTTCGGCGGTCTTGATTTTGGTCGATACTCAATCAAACGATGGCGGCAGTTGTAACCGTTGATGATTCCGTTGCCGTCGCCTTTCGGACCGAGCAAAGCGTCTTCCAAAGGCGTGTAGCGCTCGCCGTCAATGTTTCCGCTTGTGCCGTCCATCGAAAACAAACGGCCTTGATACGGCGAACAACGTGCGCTTGCGTCCGCATGGCTTGAAGTCCACACGAGTTTCACGCCATCATCTCGCAATCGTTGCACGTCCTTGAGGTTCGCTTGGTAGCGTGTTTCCATCTCCGCAAAGTTCCGCATATTGACGGTATACGGCTTGCCGTTCTTGTCGATGCGCACAAGGTTCGCCGGGTCACTCGCAAGCGCCTTGATTTGCATCTTGACCTTCTTTTCGTAGTCTTCAATCAATGGAATGCCGGCGCTGTCTTGCGTAAGGAATGGGCGGAAGCGTTCCACCACCACACTGCTTTCGGTGGCGCTCATGCCGGCGATGGCTCGAACGTCGATGGTGTATGTTCGATTTACGACCGCAATGGATGGCGTTTGTGCGATTCTTTGCAGCAAAGACAAGTTCAAAACGCGGACGCTTTCCATGTAGGTGTAGTGCCATTTCTGCGCGTTTACGGCGAGCGATTGACGGATGGCTTCACGCTGTGCTTCAGGGTAGCGTTCGGCGGTTTGTTGAATGATGTCCGCAATCAATGCGCTTGTTTGCTTCGGCGTGAGTCTTTGATAGTAGCCTTGCACGATGGCTTGCTTGATGCGTGTTTGAGCATCTTGAACGGTGAGGACTTCACGAAGCGCGATGTCTTCCTTTGGGCTTACGATGGTTCTTGGTTCGGCCATCGGGCATCACCTACGTTTGCGGATTCGGTTGTTCAGGTTGGACAGGATTCAGCAAATCCCCCATCTGCAAAGCGTTGGGATTATCGCTTGAGACGCCTTGCTCGAAACGGATCCGTGTTGCGATTTCGAGTTGCTGTTCTTTCGTCCTGTCCGCGAAGATTTGTTCAACGGCGGTTTGCGTGTCCACGACTTTCAGTGAAACGCCTCTCCCCCATGTATCGATGTTCTCGCTGTCGCTTGCGATGATGTAATCAGGGAAATGAACGGACACGCGCACTTTGCCGAGTTCCACGTTCTTCATCAGCGGATGCGGTTCCACGCCGTCCACGTTCTTTTGCATCCATGCGTAGAGCGCAAGCGAGCGTTCAAGAAGTTTCTCAAGCGCAGGCCCGAATATCTGAAGCTTCTTGTTTCGCGTTTCCAACGTGGCCTTGTTGCGTTCGCGTTGGCTGTTCTCGCCACTGTTCATCGCTTCGAGGCCGGTGATGCCCAAGGCAAGCGGACTGATTTCGGCGTTGTTGCACGCGGTCGCAATCGCTTGTTTGTATTTCGTGATAAGCGATTCGGTCTTGTCAGTGATTTCTTGAACTTCGATCTTGTTTTCCGCGCCTTCGCTTTGGTCTTCCTCATACTTCACAACGTTGCGGACGAAAGCGTTCGGACCGGTGATGCGTCCATAGTCATCCTTCGGTAGCAAAGACGACGGCCACAAGCGGATCGATTTGTTGTCGCGTGTTTCCCTTGCCATTTCGCTCATGACTTCATCCAGAGCGTCGAACGCGGTGGTGCTGTGTGCGTAATCGCTCGCGCCGTATGGACAATCCACGAAGTCGTTGTTTGGAAGCTTGTTCGGAACGCCAAACGCAAGGATGCCTTTCAAACCTTTGAATGCGAACTTCGGAATGAGGATGTCTTGCGTTTCCTCAATCGTGTCAAGTGGCACTTCGATTTCCTTGCCATCGTCGCCCATCTGAAAGAGTCGATATTCAATCAAGGCGTCGCCGAGTTCCGCATCCACGCGGTTTTGCTGTTCCGGAATGTCCACGAGGTCGCCTTGCTCAACGGTGCGGTAGGTTTCGTCCAAGCGGTAAGAAACAACCTTGCTGCCGGCGTAGGTCTTTTGATACCACGAGCGGAACACGACGGCCTTGGTGATTCCACGCTTGCGAATCTCGCTGCCGTTGCGGATGTCCACGCTTTCGAGGATTGGGTATTGCGTCAAGCTGACGTCGTAGGACAATTTGAAGAAGACATGGCCACCCCATGATGCGGACGCGCCGGACTTCATCAAGAACTCTTCAAAGCGCATCTCACGCATGAGTTCATCGACGATCGATTCGGCGTCCTCGGTTTGCTCGTCGTTTTCCTCGCCGTCTTCATTCAGAACGCTGACGTCGTAGTTCACGCCTTTGCCGAAGAGGATGGTCGCCATCTTCGCGGAAATCAAGGCAGGAACGCCGGAGTGAACGAAACGATAATCGCTCGGTGCCGTTTCCCAAAAGAGGTTTGGCGAGATCGCTGTGGTTTGGTTGCGCAAATGTCCGCCGTCTTTGAAGAACTCGCGGATGACTTCGACGTCGCCAAGCGACCAAACGAGATACTCGGTCATCTTGCGCGTGAACTTGTCCGCGCTGTAAATGTTCGTCGATAGTTTGCTATACTTCGGTTCGAACTTGATTTTGTTTTCAAGCATGGTTAAATCCCTCGCTAATCTGGAAAGACGTTTGCCGGTGAAGTAACTGTTGATGGCGCTGAAGATACTCATTATGTGTCACGCCCTTTGCCTGTCGTGAGTGCGGTCATGTATTTCGTTTCGGCGTATTCGATGGCGTCCATGATGTCGTTCATCGTTTGGCCTAAGTCTTCACGCTCTTTGCCTTCCTTGCCGTCCACCCATTTCGCGGACTGAAACGCTTTGAACGCCGCTTCCATGTTCGTGTTGCGGTTGCGGTGAAACAAAAAGCGCTTGCCACTGAACAAGATGATGTTCATGTCGATGCGCTCTTTGATGGTTGCCTTATAGGACGGTATCACTTGCACGCCGAGGTTCGAACCGCGAAGGTCGTTGATGTAGTTGCCTTCCGCCGAGTCGATGGCGATGTAGCGAATCAAGTCGCGTTTGTCTGCGTGCCGTTGCAAGAAGCCTTTCAGCATCTCGGTTTTGAACTTGTAGCCGTTCTTCTGTTTGTTCTCGCTTGTGGACGAGAAGACAAGAAGGTCAAGCAAGACCGCGACCGTGTGGTTGCGTGTGTAGCCGATCAATGCAAACACGTTGGATGCCCGATTCTCGGCGATGTCGCCGCCGATGGCATATTCCACGATGTCAATCTTCAAACGGCCTTTGGCGTCCTTCTCGTAGGCATCCACGAAGAGGTCGTCGCTCATGTAGTCCGCATATATCATCGTTCCCCATGCGCCACGCTCGCCAAGTGTGCGCGTCTTGTAGTAGTAACTTCCAACCGGAAAGACGTTCTCGGCCGCGTCAATCATCTTTGGCGTCATGATCGGGTTGTCGTAGAATGTAAAGAACATATAGCGGTAGCCGGGTTTCTTGTGAAACTTGTCCATGTCGGAACGAGTGGATGCAGGGCAGTCGCCGACAATCTTGCAGTGGTTGATGTAATCTTCATAGCACTTGGCGTTTGGATCGTCGCCGTTCAGGGTGAAGATGGTGAACGGTGTGATACTTGCGACTTGACGCGCAAAGCACTCGTCAAGGAACTGATCGTCCGCGAGGTTGACTTCATCAAGGAAGATGTTTTCGATGCTACCGCCGGTCAAGTTCTCCCATCGGCTCTTGTCTGCGTAACCGGTCAAGATGATTTCCTTGATGCCGTTTGGCGTCACCGCTTGGATGAAGTAGGAACCGATCTTGCCTTTCACCATCTTGTAGCGTTCCGGGAACATGGTCACGAGTCCGAGTTCGGCTTCAAGCAAGTTGCGCCGGATGGTTTCAAGGTTGCGCCCGGCAATCAAGTGGAACTTCGCTTTGGATGCTTGCACGCGGTAATGAAAGCCGATGATGGCCGTCACGGTCTTAATCGCACGGACGGTACCTTCAAATGCTACAAGCCGGTTGTTTGGATTCATGACGACTGCCAGAGCGTCAAGCATCTTGTCAGTGGTGATGAGGTTCGCGCCGGAACTATTCGTCATTGGCATCGCTTTGTTCCTCTTGCGGTGGCGTGTCCGGTTCGTCGCCACTTACTTTGCGAGTGCGTAAGGCGGTAAGGATTTTTTGATCCGTGCTAATTGCGCCTGATACTTGCATGACCGCCATGTCGGTTTGAATGAGATATTTGTTCAAGTAGATAAGCACATCGCTTTGGTCACGGGCTGACGGTTTCTTCTTGACAACAACGGCTTCGTAAATTGGACGGCCTTTTGAATCTTCGGCGACTTGCGCTTTGGTGACAACATCTTCTTCAATGTCGCCCATGCCAATCTTCATTAGACGTTCGAGGATTGCGCCACGATCGAGTTGGCTTGTTTTGATAGCTGCTTCCCGTTCACGTGCGATATATGCTCTTACGGCAACGTTTGATAACAAGCGTCCGCTCGCCGCTCTTGCGCTTCGGTTATTGGTTACTTTGTAACCAGCTTTGACATACGCTTCGGCCGGATTGTTGCTTTTCAAATATTCTTCGCAAAATACAAGTTGGCGTGGCTCAAGTTGAGAAGCGATTGGGTCATCAAGCATTTTCATAATCAATCCCTCGCCTTTCGCAGCGCCTCGCTTTTTAAGTGATAAATGACTTGGTAATGCTTTGTTGCTTCAATGCTTAAAGAAACAAGACAACAATCAAAAAGACACCTCAAGAGTGCCTTCGTTGGTAATACGGTAATACAAGAGAATACATATACCAATGCTTAAATACAAATACAGTAATACTAAATACTATATAGGGCCTCAAAGGACCCCACGAACAAGCGCCGATCAAGGAAAGGGGGATAACCTCAAAAGGCGCTTGATAAGTGGCAAACAAAAAGACATTGCTTTTAAGGGCAATGCCTTTGAGATACAAGTCTTACAATACTAAAATACCATGTTATTTTGTCTTGTTAC